CTGCCGCACGGGCTGCCGCACGGGATGCCGCATGGGCTGCCGCATGGGCTGCCGCACGGGATGCCGCACGGGCTGCCGCATGGGCTGCCGCACGGGCTGCCGCACGGGATGCCGCATGGGCTGCCGCATGGGCTGCCGAGCAAGCGGAGCAAAGGAAAATCTTCCTGCGGATTTTCGCCTAGCCTCGCGACCGTTCAAGCCTAGCGGCTTTCGGGCCGCTAGTGTTAAGCGATCGTCGCTCTGTCTGGAAAGGGACTAGGATTATGAGCCAATATTTCATCGCGGTGGAGCCATGAGAACCGATGGAAACCCGAAGCTGATCGAATTTCGCAACGGCCTTGAAGTCCTGCCGTATCGGCGGCCCTGGCCCGCGGCGTATCGCCTGGCGGGCTACTTCGTTCTGTCCGGCGTCATCTGGGCCGTGGTCCTGGCGCTGATCCTCATGCTGGGAGCGCTGGCGCATGGCTACTAGCTTCAGTGACTGGAAAGAAGCGCACACGGCTGCGGTTCATCTGGCCCGCCAACTCGGCCGCGAGGTCGGCGTCTACAAGACGAAAGAGTACAGCTCGACCGTCTATCAGGTGATCCATTTGCCGAAGCCGGAAAACCGGCAGGGCTTTGAATTGCGCTGTGAAGTCGTGGGGCCAGGAGATCCGCTATGACGAATGATGAAGAGATCGCCCGGCTGTGGGCGCTGTTGCAGGACGTTCTGGATATGCTGGATGACGTGGTGTCGAACGACAACACCAACGTCATGGAGGCCTTGTGCGCGCTGCATCACAAGAAAGAGGCCCTGGAGATGGAGGTTGAAGGTTATGACGACTAATCACACGCCGGGGCCATGGGGCCGCAACATCAAACCCGCGTCGCATTATCCGATCATCTACGCCGGCCGCAACACGCATGTCGCCCAGGTGATCAGCCGTGGGCTCACGGATGCAGAGTGCGAGGCAAACTGCGATCTGATCGCGGCGGCGCCGGACCTACTGGCCGCGCTGACCCTGGCCGAGGATGTTCTATCTCGCGCGCCTTTCTCGACTGGGCTATGGCCGAACGGGATGCACCCAAACGTCGGGATTGAAGCGATCCGGGCGGCTATAGCGAAGGCGCAGCCCAATGGCCGTTGACCCCGCCTATTCCATGCTGCGGCGGGCCAAGAATGCTCTGGGCCTGACCGACGACGAGCTGGCCCAGGTTATCGGGACTAGCCGTCAGCATGTTCAGAGCATCTGCAAAGGCGTCTACGCTGAGCACTTGAACGCGGTCCAGATCCGCGCGCTGCTGCAATACGCCCGCCTGATCCGTGACCAAGCGATCGAGGCTGTAACCGCCCTGGAAATGTTCGCTTGACCCTTGAGCCAGAGCGTCTATTAAATTAGACGCTCTGGCTTCTCCTTTGGATCCCCGCGCCCATGATCGCCCTGGCCATATCCGCCGCGCTGCTGACCCAGGTCCTGCGCGCGCACCAGGAAGCGCCGCACCCGGCGCCCTGCACACATGAAGAGATTGCCTACGGCCTGCCGGGCTGTGACTGCGAGCCGCAGTCACGCGCCATCGTGGCGGACCTCGCCACACATCACGTCTTCGCTCGCGTCCTGCACCTGATCAGCGCCGCCGATCCCCGCCACGGCCATGCGGTTGCGCTGGTGGACGAGCGGACCATGTTGGACCCTGAGCAACCGTGGCCGGTCCCGCGTGGGCGCTATGCGCCGTTGTGGATTGAAGCGGAGCCAGGACAATGATCTGGGCTTCCGCCGGCTGCGCCGTCGCCGCTTGGCTGCTATTAGTGGCAGGCCGCAAATGATCCTCGCCGTTGATCCCGGCCTCACCGGTGGCTTAGCCTGGACAGACGGGCGGGCGCTGAGTGTGCGCGACATGCCGACGCGCCAGGCGCCGGTCAACGGCCGTGATCGCAAGGTGATTAGCGAAGACGGCGTGTTCAGCCTGCTACGCACGGCGCGGATTCATTCTGAGATCCTGCTGATCGAGCAGGTTGGCGGGATGCCTGGACAGTCCGGCCCCGCGGCATTCACCTTCGGCTATGGCGTCGGTGTGATCATCGGCGCTGCGGTAGCTCTCGGCTACCGGATCGAACGTGTGGCGCCGGCAAGGTGGAAAGGCGCCATGGGCGTACCCTCGAACAAGGATGCGGCACGGGCGCTGGCGGCTGAGCGGTGGCCGGAACACGCGACGCTGTTCAAGCGAAAGATGGACGACGGAAGGGCCGAGGCCAGCTTGATCGCGGCTTACGGTTGGCAGGTATTTGGGAGACTGGACGATGACAAAAACTGAAGCGCTCGCGCTGTTCGACAGAGCGGCCTTGTTGGGCGATCCGTGCTCATGGGAGCGCGCGGCTCGCGCCCTGGCCACGGTGCTGCGAGCGCCGGTGGCGGCCAAGGGTGCTAAGGCGAAGAACAAGCGGCACTCGCTGCCGAGCAAGAGCAATCCCGGCGCGCGGCTGCCTGTCTTCACGAAGCAGGCGTGCGGCCACTACTTCAATTCGGCCGGTTGCGCGACGTGCAAGGCGTGCGCCGATAGCAAGCGTACAGCTTTTATCGGCTCGGTTAAGGTGACCATACCGTTCGTCGGCTCGGGATACCTGGACGGTATGCGCTACCCGCGGCGCGAGCACTCAACCATAATCGAACGGCGCGAGGCGGCGCTGGCCGCCTATATGGCCAGCGGCGAGGACAGGGCCATCCGCGCGGCGCTCAAAAATGTCGCGTAAGCCGACCTACGAAGAGCTTGAGGAAGAGATCATCCAACTCAAGCGGACCCTTTGCGAGCTGGCCAGCGCCGACGACTATATGAAGCTGCGGCTGCACTTCCATTTGCGTCCGACGCCGACGCGCGTGCTGCTGATGCTCCTGGGCGCGCGATCCGTCCTAAGCCGCGACTTCATGATGAACGCGCTCTACGGTGGCATGGACGAAGAGCCCTTCCCGAAGATCATCGACATTTGGATATACTACTTGCGCAAGGGCCTGGGTCCGAAGTCCGTCAAGTCTGTGCGCGGCGAGGGCTTCATGCTCGCGCCGGAAGCACGTCAGCGCGTGCAAGCGGTGCTCGATGCCGCCGCTTGATCTGTTCCCTTACCAGGAGACCGGCGCCGCCTTCCTCGCTTCTAAGGACCGCGGCGCGCTGTTCGACGATATGGGGATCGGCAAGAGCGCCCAAGCCATTCGCGCCATGGACGACGCCGGCTTGCGCCGCGGCCTGATCGTATGCCCGGCCGCCGTGCGCGAGACGTGGGCCGGTGAGATCAAGAAGTTCGCGCGCCGGCCGCGTAAGGTGATCAAGGGCCGTGATATCCAAGATCTGAACCTCTGGCTGCGCCACAAGGTCGACGTGCTGCTGCTGAGCTACGAGATGGCCAGCGCCTGGGCGAAGCGGATGGAGGGCGATCTGTTCGACTTCCTGATCCTCGACGAGAGCCACTACCTGAAGTCCAAGAGTGCGGCGCGGACGATCGCGCTGCTGGGCGCCGAGTGCGATGGCAAGCACGGCCTGGCCCGCTGGGCGGCGCATGTCTGGTTCCTGACCGGCACGCCGAACCCGAACGACGTGGCCGATATCTGGTCCGCCATGCGGTTCTGCAAGGCCACACCGCTGAGCCATCGCATCTTCACCGACCGCTATTTCACCAAGCGTGTCGGGACCTTTTCAAGCAGTTACGCCTGCCGCGAGGCCATGGTCCCAGAGCTGAAGCAGGCGATTGCGTCGTTCTCGCTGCGGCGGACCAAGAAGGACGTGAACCTGCAACTGCCGCCGATCTGGCTGACGACGACGGTGGTCGACGGCGACACCACGGAAATCCGTGAGCTGCTGCGCCAGTATCCGAATCTTGAACAAGCGATCCGGGAGGCCGTCGACAAGGGCGGTCTGTCGTTCCTGGACGCGCAGCACATAGCGACATTGCGCCGGCTGGTCGGCGAGGCGAAGGCTCCCGCTTTTGTGGAGCTGCTGTTGGAGGAGCTTCGGGATGGTATGGATAAGGTTGTTGTGTTCGGTATCCATCGGCGAGCGCTCGATAGTATCGCCAGTGGTCTTGACCGCGGGCGAATTGAGGTCGTTCGCATTGACGGGTCAACTTCCGACGTCGCTCGATCGCGCGCTGTTAGATGCTTTCAAGACGGCTCTGCACGAGTTTTGCTCGGAAACATTAAAGCTGCCGGAACTGGACTTACACTCACCGCCGCCGCCGACGTGATCATGTTCGAGAGCGACTGGACGCCGGCCGGCAATGCCCAGGCGCTGATGCGGGTTCACCGGATTGGCCAGGACAGGGCCGTTCACGCCCGCTTCATCACCCTGGCCAATTCGATCGACGAACAGGTGGCTGAGACCGTGGCGCGCAAGACGGCGTCACTGATCAAGCTCGGGACCCTCAGCGAGATAACGGCATGACCTATCTGGACCAGCTACCGGAGAAGTTTCGTGCGGCGGATTGGGAAGTCCGCGACATCCCGCATTGGATGGCCAAGGCGCTCATCCAGCGCGAGCACTATAGCGGCGGCTGTTCAAACACGCAGGTTTACGGCCACGGGCTCTATCTCCGGCATGGGATCAACCTTTGGGGCGTAGCCATGTGGCTCCCACCGACGCGGGTGGCCGCTGAGAGCGTGAACCGGCCAGAGTGGAGGCGGGTGCTGTCCCTCACGCGGCTGGCCGTGCAGCCTATGGTTCCGAAGTGTGGGGCGAGCTTCCTGCTAGGCGCGTCGATCCGTATGATTCGAAAAGACGCGCGCTTCGCCTCCTTAGTTACCTATGCCGACGAGAGCCAGGGCCACACCGGCGCAATCTACCGCGCTACGAATTGGGACTACATCGGCCGCACGGGACCCTATCCCCGATGGCTGGATAGCGAGAACCGGCAGGTAGCGCAGAAGGCGACCAAGAACCGCGTCAAAGCGGAGATGGAGCGACTAGGGAACCGCAAAGCCGGCTCGTTCTACAAGCACAAGTTTGTCATCCATTTAGAGGCTTGACTTCTGCTAAGCCGCTTCTAACATCTTAGAAGTTATCGTGGACGCTGGGCCGGTCAGATCGGCACGCCATCAGGCAGTAAAGTTGGTGCAACTCCAATCAGTGGCCCCATCATCAACCAGGAGACTACCGTGGCGAAAATTGTTCTGAACATCGAAGCTGAAGACGCCAACGACCTGAAGGCGACGCTCATGGAGCTGGCCGACGCGGTCCAGGAGACGCGCGTCGTTCACGTCCACAAGGGCGAGCCGGGCGAGATCAGCCTGGAGCCGGGCGCCGTCAATTACACGGACGGCCCCGAGCGCACTGTCGCGGCCGGGGCGGCTGAGACCGCCAAGCGGACCCGCCGCACCAAAGCCCAGATCGAGGCTGACAACGCCGCGGCAAGCAAGCATACACCGCTGGCTCGTGACCCGTTCTCTAGCCCGGCGGAGCCGGAGCGACCTAACCCCTTCGCCGAGCAGGTTCGGGAGGTCACTCAGGACGAGCCTTCGACCATCACCATCGCCCAGCTTCGCGCCGCTCTGTCTGAGTGGCTGAAGGGTGACGGCCGGTCTGCCCAAGGCGCGCAGGACTTGCTGACCAAGGTGGCCGGCGTTCCCAACCTGGGCGCCGCCACCGCCGATCAGTATCCGGCGATCCTCGCAGCGCTGGCGGCCTAAGCCATGGCCGCCCACTCCCGCTTCGGTGGTTCATCCGCCAGCCGGTGGATGAACTGCGCAGGCTCTGTGGCCCTGCTGGAGACCGTACCCGCCAAGCCCTCGTCCAAATACGCGGACGAGGGCAGCGCGGCCCACGCTCTGGCTGCGGCGTGTCTGGCAGAGGATTTGCATCCGGCGCACTTCCTGGGCTCGCCCATGGAAGGCTGGCCGGATTGGATCGTCACTCAGGAAATGTGCGACGCCGTCGTCACCTACCTGAACGTCGTCACCCGAGAAGTCGCACAGACCCGCACCGCCCAGCTTTACGTCGAGCAGGGCTTTACGCTGGACATCGACAGCGCTGAGCCCGGCGAAGTGTTCGGGACCAACGACGCCATGGTCTATCACCCGGAGACGGGCCGCCTTGTCGTGTTCGACTACAAGCACGGCCAGGGCGTCAGCGTCAGCGCCGAGGATAACGCCCAGCTTAAGTTCTATGCGGCGGGCGCCGCCTTCGCCAACGAATGGAAGCTGAGCGAGGTCATTCTGCGGATCGTTCAGCCCCGCGCTCGCGACGCTGACGAGATTGGCGCCGTGCGCGAGTGGCCGATGGACTTGGCTGAACTGCTGGAGTTCAAGGCAGAAGTCACCGACGCGATCGAGGACGCCAAGCGGGTACAGGAAGTCTGCAACGTCGATCAGTTCGTCGTGGCGGACTTCGAAACCGGCTCCTGGTGTCGCTGGTGCGACGCCGCGGCGATCTGTCCCGCCAAGCAAGCCGAAGCCGTCTCTCCCTTCACCGATGTCAAGATCGAGGATTTGACCGTGGACGCCTTGCCTGATCCCAAAACCTTGGTCCCTGAGCGCCTGGCCGAGATCGTCAAGGGCATCGACCTACTGCAAGCCTGGAGCAACCAGTGCCGTGAATATCTGGAGGCGCTGCTGCTGGGCGGGACTGCCGTCCCTGGTTGGAAGGTCGTCGACAAGATCGGCCGGGCCAAGTGGGTCGCTGACGAGGAAGAGATCGCGGCGGACCTGGGCCTGCTGTACGGCCTGGACGAGGATCTGATCCGCCCGCGCAAGCTGGCGACCATCGGCGACGTCGAGAAGCTGCTGAAGGGCGCCGGCGCGACCAAGGACGAGATCGACAGCTTCAAGCTGGCCAACACCCTCAAGGATAGCTCGGGGCTGACCATCGCCCCTGACAGTGATCGGCGTCCCGCGATCGACGCCGCTGCACGCGCTTTCGGCGACGTGCAAACCTGATCGCTCATGCAAGGAATGAATTTATGCGCGACTCCAATATGACCGACGAGTGGGTGAAGGCTCAGTGGGCCAAGAACCCCTGCGTCAAGCTGGCCAACGGCGACATCCGCACCGGCCCGGTTCGGCTGTCCTTCGCCAACATCCTGAAGCCGTCCAAGCCCACGCAGCAGAAGCCGGACGGCAACTACGGCGCGGTGCTGCTGTTCCCGGCCGGCGTCGACATCAGCGTTCTCCAGAACGAGATGCGGGACGTGGCCCTGGCCAAATGGCCGGACGCCGGTAAGCCGGGCGGCCCGAAGCTGTTCAAGCCCATCCGGGACCAGGACATCGATGGCAAGGGCCAGCCGGGCGAGGCCGATCGCTATGCCGGCTACGAGAGGGGCGCGATGCGGATCGGCGCCAACGCCAACCAGAAGGTCCCCTGCGTCGACCAGCGCCTCGCGCCGATCGTCGAAGGGGACAAGGTCTATTCCGGCGTCTGGGCCATCGTCACCGTGCGCTGCTACACCTTCGAGCAGCAGGCCAACAAGGGGCCGACCTTCGGCCTCCAGGCCGTGATGATCGTCGCCGACGATACGAACCTTGGCGGCACGGGCTCTGCGAACCCGCAGGAAGCCTTCGCGGGCGTCAGCGTCGAGGCTGGCGACATCAACGCCGACGCCGCGTTCGGTGCGGGCGAGAAGGCTTCGGCGCCTGTGATCGATCCGTTCGCGTGATGACCCAGCAGCCGACCGTACATGGTGACTTTGAGTCGCGGTCGGCTGCTGACCTCCCGAAGGTCGGCGCGCATCGGTACTCTGAGGACCCGACCACTGAGATCATTTGCTTCAGCTATCAGCCGGAAGGCGAAGCTGTTCGCCGGGCTGAGCGCTGGGGCGCCTTCTGTCGAGACGTGGACGAGCGCCTGCGGGCAGGAGCCCGCTTCGTTTGCCACAACGCGACGTTCGAGCGCGCCATGTGGAACGAGAAGGCCGACCACGAGCTGCGCATCACCCCGGAGATGCAAGACTGCACCCTGGCCCGCGCTGCCGCCTGTGGCCTGCCCGCCTCGCTCGACAATCTGGCCAAGGCCCTGCGGACCAAGGTCCAGAAGGACACCGAGGGCTATCGGCTGATGCTGAAAATGTGCAAGCCGAAGACCCTCGACCCGCTGACGTGGCACGAGAGCCCCGAAGAGATCGAGCGGCTGCAAGCCTACTGCGACCAGGACGTCCTGACCGAGAGTGCGATCGACAAGCTGCTGCCGCCCCTCACGGAGCGCGAGCGCCGGGTGTGGGAGCTTGACCAGCACATCAACGACCGCGGCGTTCAGATCGACGTGGATATGGTGAGCGCAGCCCTGGCCTGCGCAGAGGAAGCCACTAAGCGCGCCAACCAGCGCATCTGGAGGCTGACCAGCGGCGCGGTGAAGCGCGTCACCGAGGCCGCCAAGATCGCGGCATGGATCAACAGCCAGGGCGTGCCCTGCACCAGCATCGCCGCCGGCGAGCACGAGGAACTGATCCTGGGCGCCGAAGTGCTCGACCAGCCTCAGATCGAGGAAGTGATCAAGCTGCGGGCGTCGTCAGCCAAGGCGTTCAAGTTCAAGGCCATGCTGGACAGCGTCTGCCGTGATGGCCGCGTGCGAGGCTCCCTACGCTACCACGCCACCATTCAAGGCCGATGGGCCGGGGCCGGCGTCCAGTTCCACAACATGAAACGGGTCGAGACCGACGAGGATGCGGCGGATGTCACCCTGGCGGTTGGCATCCTGAAGAGCGGCAAGCGGCCGGCCGAGATGGTCGACGAGATGGAGCTGCTGTTCCCGGCGCCGCTGGAGCTGCTGTCGATCTGCGCGCGAACGGCCGTGATCGCCCGGCCAGGCTACCGCCTCGTCGGCGGGGACTTCTCCAACATCGAAGGGCGGGTCAACGCATGGCTGGCCGGACAGAAGGACAAGCTCGATGCATTCCGGCGATATGATTCTGGAACAGGTCCTGACCTCTACAAAGTCACGGCGGCGCAAATCATTGAGATCCCTGTGGAGGATGTCTCTCGCGCGCAGCGGCAAGAACAAGGGAAGGTTCCCGAGCTTGCCTGCGGATATCAAGGGTCGCTGGGTGCGTTCAAGAAAATGGGTGCGAAGTATGGAGTGCGACTCCCGGACGCGCGTATACGCCAGATTGTTGCTGGCTGGCGGGACGTCAATCCAGCCATCGTTTCCTCATGGGCGGTACTCCAGGAGGCGGCTATTGAAGCCGTTGGCTCCCGCGGCTGCGTGGTCTCTGTCCTCAACGACCGCATTCGTTATGTCGCCGACAAGGGCTTCCTCTACTGCAAACTACCCAGCGGGCGGGTGATCCACTACCCGAGCCCGACACTGGCCTGGAAGTCCAAGACGATCATCATCGACGATGACGAGGTCGTGCTGAACCGCAACACCGTGTCCTACTGGACGTCGGAGGGCGGCCGGTGGATGCAGAAAGACCTCTACGGCGGCGCACAGTGCGCCCACGTCGTCTCAGGCATCGCCCGCGACATATTGGTCGAGGGCATGTTCCGGGTCGAGGCGACGGGCTATCCGCTCGTGCTCACCATCCACGACGAGGGCCTGTCTGAAGTCCCTGAAGGCTTCGGATCCAAGGAAGAATACCTGGACCTGCTGCTGCAACCGATCGAGTGGATGGACGACTGTCCGATCTCCGCGTCAACCTGGGAAGGACCAAGATACATCAAATGACCATCGAGCTTCCCAAGCGCTGCCAGCAGCTCTACGACGCCCTGGCCGGTGAGGGCGACGTGCCCTTCGCCGTGTTGTGCGAGGCCATCGACGCCAACCTTGGCCCCACGGCCAGCCAGCAATGGCTCGGTCCCTATGTGACCCGGCTGAACCGGCGCCTGAAGGCACACGGGCTGACGGTCAAGCCGGGTGCGATCAAAGGCACCTATCGCCTGATCGTCACCTGAGATGAAGCACGTCGTCGCCCTTTCGGGAGGGAAGGACTCCGTGGCGATGGCGCTCCGCTTAGCCGAGGTCGAGCCACGCGATTACGTCTACGTCATCACACCGACCGGCAATGAACTTCCCGCGATGATCGCGCACTGGAAGAAGATCGCGAGGCTTCTGGGCAAGCCCTTGATCCCGGTTCACGGCGCCAAGAGTCTCCAGGGGATGATCCGCCAGGAGGCGATGCTCCCGAACCACATGGCCCGCTGGTGCACGCGGATGCTGAAGCTGGAGCCCTACTACAACTGGCTGGCGACACAGACGCCCTGCACATCCTACGTCGGCCTGCGCTCCGATGAAGAGGGGCGGCCAGGGATGGTCTTTCCGAGCGTCGGCGAGATCACCATGGACTTCCCCATGCAGCGGTGGGGCTGGACGCTCGACGACGTCCTGGCCTACCTCGTGGAGAAGGACGTCACGATCCCTGAGCGGACGGACTGCGCGCTCTGCTTCTGGCAGAAGCTGGGCGAGTGGTATTTGCTCTGGCTGAACCACCCGGACTTGTACGCAGAAGGCGAAGAGCTTGAACTGACGGTCCAGGTTTTGCGTGGCGGTGATCACACCTTGCGCAGTCCAAGCCGCGACACATGGCCTGCCTCCCTACGCGAGCTTCGTCTGGAGTTTGAAGCGGGCCGGATACCGCAGCGCAGCCTGAACATGATGGACAAGCGCCGCATGGTCGGCGCGTGCCGCGTGTGCACGCTGTGACGCCTTTCCTCGAATCAGCGCTGTCCTTAGCGGCCAGGGGTTTCCGGGTTTTCCCGCTGATCCCTGGAACCAAGCGCCCGGCGATCGAGCGTTGGCAGGAACTCGCTACGCGAGACCCGGAGATCATCAAGCGGGCCTGGGGTGAGCGAGCGTTCAACATCGGCGTGCTGTGCGGCGGCGGTCTTCTGGTCCTCGACGTGGACGTGAAGGACGGCAAGCCGGGGCTGGCCAGCCTGGAAGCGCTCGGCATAGATCAGGACACCTACACCGTTGAAACCCCTTCAGGAGGGCTGCATGTCTACTACCAAGGGCCCGACGTCCCCAACTCCGCAGGACGAATCGCCCCCGGACTCGATATCCGTTCCGCCGGCGGCTACGTCGTTGGAGTGGGGTCAGTCTGTGAAGGTCAACCTTACCGGCTTGTCCGAAACGGAAAAATCAGAACTGCTTCGGCAGCGTTCGTTGCTCGATGCGGCGATAAAACGCAGGATCGAAAGGCAGGCGTACGAGATGATCTGCCCTCCGGTGCGCCGCCCGTTGAGCTGGACGACGAAGCTGCGGTGCTTCGTGGACGAGATTGGCTGCGCGACACAGCGCCTCTTTTCGGATCGTACGCAGTAGCGGCCCGGCTGAAGGACTTCGGGGTCAGCGAGGATACGGCGCTCCAGCTTATGCTGGATCACTGGAACGACCGCCGCCCCAAGCCGCACACGATGGACACGCTGGCCGGTAAGGTCCAGCACGCCTACCGCTACGGCCAGAACCCGCCCGGCTCTGAGCACCCCTCTGTCGCCTTCGCAGGCGTTCATGTTGACCCGCCGCCGCAGCCCGCGCTCAACGACCTGTTCCCCGCGCACCGGCACAATGACGCCTACGACATCGCCAAGACCCACTGGCTGTTTCACAGCGTCCTGGCGGCCGATGGGACGGCTCTGCTGATCGGGCCATCCCAGGCCGGCAAGACCTTCGTGATCGTCGAGCTGGCCCGATGCCTGGCCACCGGCAAGCCCTTCTTCGGAATCAAGCCTGATGAAATCGGCGGGACGGTGGTGCTGTTCTCGGGCTCTGAAGGTTCGGGCTGGCCGCTGCGGCTGGCAGCGCTGGAGGAGACCGACACGCTTCCGATCACCGCCTTGAAGGTCCCGGACCTTACCGGGCGCGGGGTGCTGGACAAGCTGGTCCTGGCGCTGAAGGAAGAGTCCGCGCGGATGCAACTTCTGTTCGGCGTGCCCCTGCGCATGGTGGTGCTGGAGACCTTGTCGGCCAGTGGGCTGTTGCTGGACGAGAATTCCAATTCCGAGGCCAGCCGCGCCTGGACGAACCTGAACACCATAGCCGACATGCTGGGCCTGACCTTCATCGCCAGCCATCACCCGCCCAAGGAAGGCCGCGGCGCGCGCGGCGCAGGCGCGCTGACCGCCTCGCCGAACGGCTTGATCGAGATATTCCGCGAGGGCAGAGACGCGGTGCGCCGGATCGAAGTGATCAAGGCCCGCAACGCCGAGCAGCGCGTGCTGGGCTCCTACACCCTGGTCCCGGTGCATCTGGGAACGGACGCCAAGGGCCGCCCGGTCACATCGATGACCGTGTCCATGGGCGAGCCGGTCATGGGCAGAAGCCGGGCGCCGAACCATATGTCGCTGTTCATGCAGGCGCTGGAGTTCGCCGATGTCGACGCCGGCAAGGTGGTCGAGGGGCTGCGGATGATCCCGACTGAGGATGCCAAGGATGCTTTCAAGGACGTGACCGAAGAGGCTATCCCCGATCCGAGCAACCGGCGCCGGACCTGGAACAAGTGCATCGACCATGCGACCGCCATGGGCGTTGTTGAAAGCCGCGCCGTTCACGGCGTCCACTATCTGATCAGGAAGGAAATCACATGACGGACGAAGTCCTGACCCGCACCCGGTTCCAGGCGGGGGACAAAATCCCGCCTTGGCTGCTGGACATAGAGCCTTTTGATGCGACAGCCACGCGCGGGACGCTGACCTTCGGGACCATGGTCGACGTGATCGATCTGCCGGACTACTTCGTCGTTATGCCGCTGGGCATGGGCGAGCTTCCGCCGGTGGTTTTCTTCGACGGCTCGTCGTGCAAGGTGTTCGCGTCTGCCAAGAACGTCCGCATCCCGCTGGCCTCGACGTGCTTCGTGACCCCGGATCAGAACTGTTGGAAGACCCAGGACCAAAGCCCTGGCGTGCAGTTTGCACCGCCACCGGGGCTGTTCGACGCCCATATTCCGCCTCAAGGGTTTGCAGGCGGCCAGGCCGAGCGCGAGATGCAGCGGCCTGAGATGCAGCAGTTGAAGGCGCTGAACGATCACCGGAACGAAACGCGCGCCAGCCTGTGGAAGCGGATCAAAGCCGTGTTCCGGCCTTAGTTGAGCACGTCCGCCGCCGTGACCACGCTCTCGCTCCGATTGATCTCGGCCAGCAGCGCGGCCAGGCCGTCGTCGTTGGTCGGGCGAAGGTTGCCGGCGTTGACCCTGGCCGTCACCGTCAGCAGGGACGAAGCGATCGACTGTTGGATGCCCAGCACCCGCGCGAAGTGCTTATGGTCGGGCGCCAGCTTCATCTTCATCACGCGCTCGGCGAAGTTCAGGCTCATGCCCAGCAGCCGCTCGAACTGGTCGGCGCTGCCTAGAAGTTCATTCCGGTCGCGTAGCCCTGCGCCTGGATCTCGGGAAGCTGGGCCTTCAAGCGCTGCCCTATATCCGGCCTCCAGAACGGCGAGGCCGGGGCCTGAATTTTCTCCAGGGTCCGGTAGGCTGAACCCCTTGCTTGGCGCACGGTTTCGCCCGTTCCGCTTGCCACTAGCAGGTAGTCGCCCGCCGCCAACAGGGTGGGCTTCTTCTGCATCTGGCCGTCCGGGTCGTTTTGCCAGGCTTCGCCCTTCATCAAGCCGATGGGGTGTATGCGGTCGTGCGGCCGGTCGGGGTTCACGTTGTAGACCGGCACTCCCAGGATGTTCTCCATCGGGGTCTTCCCATATGGGAATTCGGGCAGAGCCATCACCACTCCCGTCGCGATCTTGTTGTGCGCGAAGGGCTTCGAGTCGCGCCCGTCTAAGAGGCTTGCCAACCATTCGATACAATCACCTTCGACCAGGGCCTGTTGAATGTTGAAGGTAGGCCATCCGAACCGCATTGTGAACTCCAGCGGCCAGGGGTCGCCGTCCTCGTCGATGATGCAGTTCACGTCGACATATCCGGTGTGGCCGCTGCGGACGATCTTGTCCTCCAGCGGCTTCAGCACCTTGTCGGCCAGCTTGGACTTGCTGACGAAGCGGACCACCGTTCCCATCTCACCGACGTTCGGGCCGCGGTCGCCGGCCATCAGCGACTTGAATTCCCAGTTCTCACACCAACCGGAGTTGAACCCATGAGGACCTACAAACGCGCCGACAGCCATCTCACAGCCGCTGATCTTCTCCTGAAGGATGAAAGCCCCTTTGAGCTTGTTAGCTTTTTTCCACCGTTCGAGCATATAGACGAGGTCCGCCGGCGACTTCGCGACGTACGACAGGGATTTGTCTGGCTCGTCATAGGATGGCTTCGATACAAAGGCCCGGTTCTCGCGTTTCACATAGGCGATGGCCGCATCGTAGTCGCTAAATTCGCGGTAGGGCGGTACAGCTATGCCCCCGCGTTTGAACGTCTCCTGTCCCGTCTTGCGATCCAGTTCCCAAGCAGCACTTTCTACAGTGGCTCCGACGACTTTGGCGCCAGCGGACCCCTTCCTGAGGGCGTCAATCTCGCGCAGATACTTGGTGTTGTCGGCGAGGATGATGATGTCGGCCCAGCGGGTGTGCTCTCGCCAGTCGGCGACGCGGGTGGTCAGCCCCTTTCCGATCTCTGAGTTACGGTCGCCGCGCTTGAACGCCCAGCGGACGGTGTGACCGTCGCGCTGGGCGCGCATGACGATGTCGAGCATTCCGTCCGTGCCCCAATAGTCGACGATCAGGACCTTCATAGGGCCTGGACCCGCGTGTCGTAGTCACCCCAATTCACCCCAAGCTCTTGCGCGATTAGCCGCTCAATGCACTCGGCGAAGACGTGCTGGGTGTGATACGGCGCGCGGCGATCGCCGCCAGGGTCGTCCAGTTCCGGGTGCGCGATGTCGAAGGCCGACACGTCGGCCTCGGCGATCCCCGCCTTGTCACAGACCAGGGCCTCGATCAGCTCGTGGATACCGACCAGGGCTTCCATGCGCGCATCGCCGAGCGCCGAGACCTTGATGTGCAGATCGTCGCCGTCGAACAGCCAGTCGCCGATGGTCTCGTAGCGCTGCTGGTCGTGCGGGATGGTCTCGATCGTGATCTTCATTGTAGCCGGTCCCTGATCATGCGCTCGATCGTGTCCTTCTTCTCCCGGCTCTTGGCGCGGGAGCGATCATAGGCTTTGCCCTTGGCCTTGCCCGCGGCGCTGCTGTCCGGCGGCAGACTGACCCCGGCCAGTTGGCCCAGCGCCTGTTCCGCGCCGCCCGGCTTCATCAGTTCCATGCCAAGCTGCGCGGGGTAGAACTTCCCGGCCAGCCACTCGCCGGCCTGCGCCGCCTGGCCGAGCGGCGTCGAGCCCGGCTCGACAGTGTTCTTGCCGGTGAAGATATTCCGGTTGCCGCCCAGCACCGGCGACTCGGCTTCAGCGTCGATCAGCGGCGCCGGCTCGACGATCGATGCGGCCTTCTGGGTCCAGTCCTTCTCCGGGTCCGTCAGATTGTTGATCACGGTCATCTCGCCGCCGCCCTGCACCTTGGCATTCTGATTGCCGGTGACGTGCTGAGCAATGGCCGTCAGCAGCGGCTGAATGATCAGGCCCAGCACGCCGACCATGGCCACCTTGCCGGCGGCGTCCAGCCGCTCTTCCTTGGTCCCGGTCGTCAGGCCCTTGATCATCTCGCCGATGGCGCGGAACTTCCCATAGCCGTAGTGGCCGAAGTTCAGGACATTGCTGTTCTTGAACAACTCGGCGGTCCACCGCTTGCCCAGCACCCGCGACGGAATGCGGTAATTGGCGACCCAGCGCTCGGTCTCCTTGATCGCCTGGCGGTTCGACATGCCCTTCTCTTTAAGCTCCAGGTAGCGCTGAAACATCACCATGTCGTTGGCGTTCCAGAGGAACTTGTGCGAGGCGCTATAGAGCGCCTTGGCGGCCTCGACAGGGTTGGCGAAGCCCATGGCCTTGGCCGCGCGCGGATCCTTGGCCAGTTGCTCTGACGTCATCTCCAGGAGCTTCTGGTGGAAGTTTCGGGTGGCCTCGTCACCGGCGCGCAGGCTCGCGCCGTCGCGTAGGAATTCCCGGTACTTCGGCCCGAGCGTCAGAACCTCCCTGGCCGCCTCCCGGCCCGTCCGCATCAGCCGGCCATAGTTGCCGCCGACCGGGAGCCAGTCCCAGCCCCGGCCGATGAAGCCCATGGTCGAGACGTTCTTGATGTGCGGGAACGGCGTCACGAACAGCGAGGCGTTCAGCGCGCGGTTGACCACGGCGAAGCTCTCGTCCAGCGCGTCGAACCGGCCCTTCGGCGGATAGTAATCCTTCAGCACTTCCGCCACTTTTGGATCGAAGGCCCAGCCCTTAAGCTGCGGGATGTGCGGCAGTTCCTCAAAGCCCTGCGGTGTGGGCTTAGGGCTGCGCGCCCGAGCCCAGGTCCGGGAGGCCGCGCCTTCTTCGGCTTCGCCGGCCGGATAGTGCCACTCGACGTGATGGGCCAGCCCTTGCCCCTGGAGGTTCTTGGTCAACTCTTCCAGCACGTCCATGTTGCGCAGGACCCGCTTGACCTTCAGCGCCTCGTCGATCGTATTGGCCAGTGGGTTCTTGTGGTAGGTGAGCAGATTGCCCTTGGTGTCCCGCGCGCCGGCGCCCTCGATCTCCTTGACCGTCGCCTGCTTCACCGTCATGGGCTTGCCGGTCAGAGGATCGCGAACCTGCATCCCCGGCTTCCACTCTTCGTTGGTCTTGTTTCGGTGCTCGAACCGCCGCTGGCCGGTGGCGTCCTCCAGCACGATCTGGGTCCGCTCACGCATGGAGCCGGTCTGCTTGGTCAGAGACCGTCCGCTGCCGATCCGCAGCGGGTTGCGGCTCTGCGCGTCGGGATCGGCGGCGTCGAAGCCTGCCGACTTGCCCTGGACCCGCCGCGGCACATAGCCGCTATCCGGCGCATACTCTTCGATCTCAGCCTCGCTCATACCCTTGGCGGCTAGGCGTTTGCGAATCTCGTTGATCCCGTTGCGCTGTTCTTCGGCCCACGGCTTGCGGACTGCCTCCAGTTGCTTGGTCTCCGCAGACAGCTTGGCCTTCGGATCGACCAGCCCTCTGTGCTCGACTTCCTCCAGCGCCTTGGCCTGGACCTTGGCGTCACGCAGGTTCTTCGGCAGCTTCTTGACCGCCTGGACCGCGGCGATCTTGTCGTCGGTGGCGTGGTTGCCGTTTCGGAACAGGGCGCTGTCGACGCGCTCGGCGGGGTCCTTCTCGTCGCCGACCACGCCTACCCCCGGCAATCGCGGCCCCGCCGCGGAGCCCTTCGGCGGCTTCGGCGCTCGCACCTTGGCCGGATCGACATAAGAGCCGGCGGTGCGCATCCGCGCCCTGGCCGCCGCTTGCTCTTCCGGGGTCTTGGCGTTTCGTAGGTCCGCGCGCGCCGCAGCGTGGGCGTCCGCAGCCGCGCGCGACGCTTCGGTCTCCATGGGTGCGGACGCCTCGCGTTCGGCCTCTATACCCTTGGCGGCCCGGCCAAGGGGTATCATCGATAGGCCAAAGCCCGAGACGACTTCCGCGTCCTGCTGGTTCAGATTGCCGAGCGCCTTGACCGCCGCCGTGGCGGGCGACGCCACGACGTTCCATGCGTCGCCGCCCAGCCGGTCGGCGGCGCGCAGGCGCGGCGTATCCTGAAGCTCCCCGCGGTGATCGCGGTCGTGCGCCTTTTCCTCTGGAGACTCCGGTGCGTAGGCGGTGCGCGCGTCTTCCATGAACTGGTGACCGGCCATCGGCATGGCGCTGCCGGCGCGCTCGGACATGCCGCTGAGATAGCCGCGGTCCTTCTTGGGTGGAACACCCGCGAGCGTGCGCATCTTGGCCGGGTCGACCGGGCCTTCGTACATATCCCGGCCACCGCCCGGCTGCATGAAGTGCGACAGATCGGCCCCGCCGGAGGGCTTCATGAACTGAGACAGATCAGGGCCGGGGGCCATGTCGACGTGGATATGCCGCCCCTGGCCGCCTTGTGCCCCCTCAATGAAGGCTCGCGCTACGCCGGGAGCCGTGCGCGCCTTGGTCAGGGCCGTGTTCCAGTCGCCGCCGGCCGGAACGAAGTCGTGCGCTCCTGGCGCGTCCGGCGTCCCGCGCGAATGGGGCGACGTGTGGCCAGGAGCGACCGTGCCGGCCCCTTGCGCACGAAGCTGGTTCTCCCGCTCCGGCGGGCGGTAGTCGCCAGTCGGTCGCAGACCAGCCCGTTCCATCGTGGGGTCGAACTCGCTGGTCGGAAGATAGGCTTGCGACGACCCCATGAAGCGGGACAGGTCGGGGCCGCCCGGCGCTTTTGCCTTTGGCGGCGCCATGAATTGCGACAGGTCGGCGCCAGCCATGTGACGCCCCTATTGAAGCCCTGAAACGTCGTAGCCCTGGCTCTGCAAGTGCTGCTTAGCCGCCGCCCGGTTGGCAGGCGGGACTTGTTTCCACTGCGCTAAGGTGGCGGCTGGTAGTGGCTTGGCGCCCCCGCCACCGCCTGACGAGCCTCCACCGCCACGTCGCGGCGCAGACGGCAGCGGCTTACGAACGGGCGCGGACGGAGCCTTGCCGGTCGGGCTGGCCGCGAACAGCTTCGAGACGAAGTTGCTGTCCATGCCCTCTTCCTTAAGTTGGGCCTCAAGCTGGGTCTGCCACTCCTTCTCGTTCAGGCCGGCGTCCTGCGCCGCCTGGCGCGCGTCGATCACCGCCTGAGTGCGACCATTCGACCCAGCCTGGATGATGTTCTCGGCCTGGAGCTTGGTAGCAGCGCCGAGCTGCGCGCGCCGATCCGCGCCGGACTGCGCCATGGCCACCCGTTGCAGGCTGGTCTTCAGCGCGGCCTGCCGATCACCGTGAGCCTCTTCATCCTTCTTAGCTGTCTCGGTGATCTTCTCGTCACCCTGATCGGCTCGACGCGAGCCCAGCATGAACTGCATCTGCGCCTTGGTCATGCCGGCGTTGGCCTGGATCAGGGCCTTCAGGTCCGGGTCCAGGGCCTGCTTCTCCAGGATCACATCAGCGGCCTTCATCGCGGCCAGCGGGTCAGGCTTCTGGCCGGACTGCTTCATCTGCTGCACCACCGACTGCAAGGTGTCCTTATAGTGCTGGTGCGCAATGTCCGTGAGCGCCTTGTACTGCTGCCCAGCCTTCTGGACGTCCACGCCGTAGAACGGGCTCTCCGGGTCCTGGTTGGGGCCTGCTTGTCCACCGGGGGCTGGAGCCGCGCCTTGGGTTGGCGGCGCAGGCTGTCCTGGCGGCGGGCCACCGGGAGGCGGGCCACCGGGAGGCGGACCACCGGGAGGCGGACCACCGGGAGGTGGGTTCATAGGCTGCACGCCCGGCATAGGCATGGGACGCGGTACGCCTTGCGGAGAAGGCGACGGCTGACCACCGCCGGGAGGGGGCGGGGGCGGCGGAACGGAAAGGCCGTTCGTGCTCATCGTCGGCGTTCCGAGAGCCGGCCCTTGCGGGGGTCCCTGTGGCGGCTGGCCTCCCGGAGCAGGCGCAGGCGGCGCACCACCACCTTGAGCCAGCTTGTCCGCGCCGCCGCTCATGACCTGGAAGGCCAGGGCGTTGGCCTTGTCTACGCGCTGCTTCTCGATCTGCTGCTGATAGCGCTCGCGGATGGCCTGACCTTGCTCGATCCCGGCCCCGACGCCACCCGCGAATGCGCCTACGTTAAAACCGGCCACGGCCTACGCCCCGGCCAGGGCGGCGAAGGGCGAGCTACCACCACCGCCGAAGCTGAACATACCGGTGATGTCGCCGAATAGATTGCCGAACCCAGCCGCTGCGGCGGCGCTGGCCTGATTGTTGACCTGGGCTGCGTTGGTCGCACCCTGGCTGGCTGTCTGACCAATGTTCAGGTAGGCGCCCTGATCGGCCACGCCTTGCTGGGTCATCGCCTGTGAGGCGTTCGTGCCCTGCACCTGAGCACCGAGCGCCGCCAGGGCCGCCTGCTGCTGCTGAAGGTAGACCTCTTGCGGAAGCTGCGCCGCGCCCGCCACGGTGTTCAGGCCAGCCGTGCCCAGGTCCGACGCCGCGGCATTGGCTCCGGTGGCGGTATTGATCCCGGCGTTCAGCGCGCCCGAGCCGGCATTGGTCAGCGTGGCCATGTTGCCGGCCGCCGTGGTCGCCGCGCTGTCATAGGCGCTGAGCCCTTGCGTCTGGCGACCAAGCTGCTGGTTCTGCCAGTTGAGATTGAAGTTCTGGTTGTTCTGCGCCGACAGACCAGCGCCGAAGGGAGAGCCCGCCACACCGTTCTGGGCGTTGATCGCGTTGCCCTGATCCTGGTTCTGCTGCTGCTGCTGATTATATAGCGCCCGCTGCGGATCGAAGGCGGTGTTCAGAACTTGCCGGCCAGCCTGTAGCTCGGGCTGCGTCGTACCCGGAATCAGGGACTGCGCTTGATTGTAGCCCTGGATGCCGCCGAGCGCGGCCAGACCGCCTAGCTGAGTGTCCTGCTGGGCGCCGGCGAACTGCTGCGGCGCGACCTGGGTGGTGGCCAGATTGGCGGCGTTGCCCGCGCCTTGCTGGGCCTGCTGGTAGTAGGGGTTGCTCTGGACGTTCTGCGATATCTGCTGAAGCTGCGGCGCGACGGTGCTGTAGAGCTGACTGCCGGCGGTCGCGAGCTGGTTCGTGCCTTGCTGGAACCCGGCGTCCGCCCCGGCCTGATTGGCGGGCTGGTAGGGCGTCGGAGCCTGCTGCGTACCGCCACCCATGATCGCTCACAGCCTCTTCATATAGACCTGATCGAAGGGCCGGTATCCCAGCCACATCAACAAGCGACCGAACGTAGCACGGGGTTTTCCCGTCGCCAAATCCAGGGGCATCATGTCGCCCTGGACGATGAACTGGATGCCGTCGTCCTTCAGCAGGACTTCCGCGGCCTTGATCAGGCTGACGGCCAGCCGCCCCTTGCGGTGATCGACGTCGATATAGAGCGCGTCGTTCATCGCCCAGCGCGTCGACTTGTGGCGCATGTGGCTCTGGACGAAGTATGAGGCGTAGCCGACCAGCTTGCCCTTCTTGCGGGCTGACACGCCGACCAGCTTGCCCAGCCGCTCCAGCATCAGCACCATCGGCCAGTCGACATCGATCGCGGGGTAGTCGCGGCCGGCGGAGACCTCTTCCCAGTTGAAAGCGATCAGATCCTCAAGGCCGCTGGCCAGGGCGTCGCTGATCGACTCCTGGCCGATCTCGATGCCGTCACCCTTCATCGGGCCGCTTCACGTCGACGATGAGATGCGTTCTCGGATGAGTCGATAGGTTAGTTTCAGAATGGAGAATGCGGTGCTCGACCACATTAACAACGCCCACACCGAGCAGCACACGATCCCCGCCAGAATGAGAAAAAGCATTAGGAGCAGGAAGCAGGCAAATTCGAGTGCGGATGTGAGCCATCGCATAGTCGTCTTCCTCCAGCGTCCAGGGCGTCCCGCACTGGCCCGGCAGGGTCTCCAGCCAGACCTTGCCCAGCAGAACCTTCTCACCGTTCAGGATGGGCTCGCCAGCGGCCCTGTAGCGGGCCAGCAGGGCGCGAGCGGTCTTCCATTCCTTCAGGATCGGTAGGTCTTCCGCCTCGCCGGCCTCGCCCACGTCGCGCAGCTTGAGGATGCCATCGCGCATCCGGTCCCGGTACTTGACCACGAACATGGCCGTGAAGCCGGATGTGTCGAGGAAGACGCCGGTGGATTGGATCATGAATTCCAGAGCGCGGTTTCAGCCGCCCGGCGCCGCACGAGGTCTTGCAGCACGACCTCCTGTCCGTTGACCATGCCGTAGACCCAGCGGCCGAACTGCTCGCCACATTTGTCGTAAGGCTGGCCGCCTCGGATCATCGTGTACAGGGTCGAGTTGGAGAAATGGCCGATGCCTTCGTTGAACACGAAGTCCAGCAGGGCGGCGTATTGACCCTCCGTGAAGGCCAGTATCCGCGCGACCGGAAACGTAGTCTCCAGCGGCTGAGCGGATCGCGTATCCATGTCCTGGGCCAGAAGAACTTGAGCTTCCTCGTCGGAGAGGATGGCCGCCCAGAGCTGGTCGGTCGGTCCTGAGAGAAGGTGGCCGTAGCCGATGGTCGGCTTGCCGCCGGTGTCGTAGTACCGGGTGGCGCGGAAGCCCTCGAACTGCCGGGCTAGATCAATGGCCGCCTGTGGGACGGGCCGCACTTAAGCGCACCGCGGTCCGAGCGTCTTCGGGGTCCCGGCGGTTCCCGAGCGCGTGGTCTCGTTGTTGACGGTGGTCGACTTGGTCGGGAGCCGCGTCGAGGCGTCGGCGGCTGAGGGCGAGCTATCCCGCGTCGGCATTCCCATTCCGGTCTTCATGGTCGTCGCTCCTAGGGCGGTGGGCCTACAGGGATAGCACCAAGTTTTCGGACTGTCTCGTTTGGAATTTGGCTGATCGCGTTGGTGCTGGCCTGCCGGTACTGCGCGAGCTGCGCGCCGAGGGCCTGCTGCTGAACGTAGGTGTAGCCTGCGAAGGTCACCACCACGGCGATCACCCCGGCGATGAAGCCCATCAAGAGCTTGTTGGTGTCCTTGATGCTATCCCTGATCTGTTCGAAGGTGCGGCCCATCTCGACGTAGTTGTGGGTGCAGGCGTCGATATGATCTTGAATGCGCTGCATGGCCATTTCCGCCACGGGTTCGTCCACAGCCGCAGCCCCCTCCCTCAGTGAAACACCCGCCGAAGGAAAGGGTTCAGTTGTAGATGTAGCAGATCGAAACGACGGTGGCGTTGAGCGCCGCCGAGGCCGAGTTGTTCTGGATCACGAAGCTGAAGGATCCGGCGGCCGGGATGATCACGGCGTCATAGGGGACGCCGGTGCCGGCGTAGCCGTTGACGAAGCAGTTGATCTGCGAGGACGCGACCACCGAGGCGTCGGTGACGGTCATGGCTGCTGAGACGGCACCAGCGTCAGCCGTGGTCAGGCCGGTGATCGAGACGGCCAGCCGGGTTCCCTGACAGGTCGCCGTGGTCGTGCCGGTGCAGGCGACCGTGTACTGGTACTGCGGCGAGACAGAGTTGAGGTTGGCGATGGCCGCGTTGACCGTGGCCTGGACGGTGTCCAGCGGCGCGTTGATGTAGGGCAGCGGGTTCGCCAGCGCGAGGGCCGGGGCGAACAGAAGAACGGCCAGGCCGGCGGCGATCAGCTTACGCAGGGACTTCAGCATGGGGCTCTCCAATTTGCTGTGAGGGATACTGTACGAAAAGCTGGGCCGCGTCAAAACGCCCGCGCGTCGAACACGCTGCTATCCGCCGCGAGGGTCATCAATAGGCCACGGCGTTGAACAGGATCACGTCCGACGCAACCGTTGTGCCTGAGACGGTGCAAGACGTGGTTGAAGTCGCGGTCTGGTTTAACACGTCGGCAACGGTGGTGATGTCGTGTGTGTTGCAGACGTAGCCGTGCGGGGCCGTGGTCGCAAAGGTCAGAATCACCGTCTGAGCCGTGCAGGTGGCCGCGAACGAGCCAGCCGTGTTGCCCCCGACTTGCGTGGACGTGGTGCATGTGCCGGTGAGGGCCGGGGCTGAGCCGCCCGCGATGATGGCCGGAATAATGGTAACGCCAGACGTAGCGACGGTGACCTGCGCAACACTCCCCTGCTGCACCGGAGCCGTGACCAGCGTCTGCGTGCCAGACCCCGCCGATCCCGCCGTGATGGCTGCCCCGCCCATGGTCGCGGAGACCTGGATGTTGCTCCCGCTCAGGCCGGTGGCGATGACGTAGTAGGTGGTGGCCAGCGCGAAGTTGGTCGGCAGGGTCCCCGAGGACGTGAACTGCACGGCTTGGTTGGCGGCGAAGCTGTTGGTGTAGCCGATGTTGGCCGAGGAGTTGGTGAACGTGGCCGTACCGGTGGAGGCGACGCCCTGGAAGGATGTGGCGAGAATGAGGGAGCCCGCCGTACCTGAACCAGTAGTCACGCCGGGTCGGATCGTTAAGTTCCCTCCGGCAACATTGCTACCCGACCCCCCCGGCAGAAAAATAAAAGCGCTGTACGGAGCGGTGACAAGGTCGCGCTGTCCAGAGCCCGTGAGCAGGAAAAAGCCAGTCGATGTGCCGCTAGCAATCGCGGTCTCGCCGGTCCCAAGAACCCCGAAGCCGTTTAAACCAGTACCGATAAACCCATAACTCGGAAGCGCAATATAGCCTGTACTTATGCTGTCCGCCCCCAGCGCGTATTTATTCGTGCAGGTGACGTTGGTGGAGCAGGTCGCGGTGTTGAAATACGATCCATACTGCTGGGTGATCGTGGTCGCGCTGGTCGCCGTGAGGGTGTTGCCGCCCCAAACATCGGTGTAGGCCGCCGCGATAGTCCCGCTCGACGTGGTGTCGTTCAGCGTCGCGCCGGCGTTCTTGTAGCGGATGCCGGTCGTTCCGAAGATGCCCGAGGCGCTGATGTTCCCCGACAGGCCGAAGGATGCGCCGCTGACAACGGTGCTGCCGGTGAACGTCGCCCCCGCCAACAGCGCCAGCGTCGAGCCGTCCGACAGGTCGGCGACGGCGGGCTGCACCGAGGTCACGGACCCATCCGCCGCAACGATGGCGTTCAGAAACTGGTGCGTGACGGCGGCTTTGGAGAAGACGCAGCCGAGGGTGGAGGCTCCGGGGAGGGTGCAGCCGCCGGGCGCCGAGATCGTCTGCGCGCCCGCCGAGCCGGCAAGCGCCAGTGCGATCAGGCCGAGAAAGGCCGCGCCGAAACGCTTCATTGGAACACCGCCGCGAATGCGTGGGTGGCCGTTGCAGCGGTGAGGGTGATGGCGTCCGTGATCACCGTGCCGCCGGGGGACGAGCAGGAGAACGTGCCGCCGGCGGGCACCGTAAAGGGCGAAGCCATGGTCCCGACCTTAATGGAGACGATCTCCGTTGCGGTCGTCGGGTTCTGGATCAGGCACCCTTTCCGGCCTGCCGTTGAAGCCTGCACGGTTTGATACGTGCCGCCCGTCGCCACGGTGCCGGATGCGTCGGTGGACGTGACGGCCAGGGGCGCCGCCACAACCTTGAGATTCTTCGACGCATCGACCTGAAGCTGATCCCAGGTCGTGCCGTTGAAGCCGTAGTTGTAGGAGACGGTCGGGACGTTCGTGCTCGACGTGGCCACCCCGGAACCGGCGTTCGATGTCGTCCCGGTCAGGCTCGCCGTCGCCGTCGTCAGCAGATTGCCGTTGACGTCGCAAAGCACGGTTCGCTGCTGGCCTTCAGACGCGGCTGTGGGCGAGGCGTGATAGATGCAGCCCGCCGCGGCGCTCTGCGTCCCAGCGGTGCCCGGCGTCGGCCCTGCACCATTCGGGTCGGCCAGGGCCGGCGTGGCGATCAGGAGCCCCAGCAGGGCGATCAGAAAGTGTTTCATGAGCCAGTCCTATATCGGATACGTGAGCGACATAACCACTCGCTTGCCTGAAAGCGTGGCGTTTGTTACCGCGCCAGCAGACTGGTCGGCCAAAATTAGGCCCGATCCCGCCGACAAATACAATCGTATGCCCGATCCTGCCAGAGCCGCCACGCAGGCGCTGGCGGCGGCTGGGGATGGCGTGGCGACGCCCCAACTCACCAAGCCAAGACCAAATGCCGCTGTGTCCGCCGTGGCGTTCAAAGTCACGTCGCAGGTGACGGTGACCGTATGCTCGCCAATACACCACGTTCCGCTGGCTGCGGAGAAGGTCGCCGCGCCGGTCGGCGTCGGTGTGAAGGTTCCGCTTTGCAGCCCGTCGACCACGGTCGAAGCGTTGAACAGCGACATCGGCGCCGTTCCGTTGCCCGCGAAGCTGTTGCCCGACAGGCGCAGGCCGGCCATAGCGACGGCCTCTTCCTGGTAGCCGTAGAGCTGATATTTCGTGCCGCGATTGTCGAAGCAGACGTTGCCATTAAAGCTGCTGTTCGCACCGTTGTAAGTAGCGTCCTGATAGTAAACCAGAATACCGGCGGCGCTGTGCGCGGAATTCCCGTTATTATAGCAAGTGTTTCCGGTGTAAACGGAATACCGCCCATTAGCAGAGATACCGTTACCGCTACAATTATAGCATTCGTTGGCGAACACCCGCGAATTACGCGCCCATTGCTCGATCCCGTCGCCGTAGTAGCCAAAGGTGTCCGGCGTCACCGCATTGTCGTGGCAGATATTGAAACCTATGTTCAGGTCAGACGTAGTGCTGATCGCCTGAACATTGATGCCCGCAGAGAACCCCCAGCCGGACACGTCGTTGCCGAGGATATCCGCGAACGCCATGTTCACGGATATCTGGCAATTGACGCAGGTGTTGTCGTTGACCTTCGTGCGAACGCTTCCCTCGCCGATCCCCGAGCTGATCAGGATTCCGTAGTTCTGCGAGGACGAAGCGGTCGCTCGCGTGATGATGTTGTTGCTGTAGTTTCCGCCAACGTCGAAATTGGCCAGCACCGCGCATGTCGACCAGCCGATGAACTGGCATTTGCTGACGTCGCAGTTGACGCTGACTTCCAGATTGATGATGGGCAGGAGCCCCGGATAGCCGCCCGACGTGGTCGACGTAAGCTGGCCGTTGCCGTCGAAGGTAATCCCAGCAGCAGTGAAGTTCGAAATATTGTTGCTGGTGATGGCGTCGGTCGTCGGCGGCACAGTCCAGCGGATGATCGTGCTACCAAGGCCCTCGCCTACCCAAGCCTGATTTGAGACAAGAGTGATCTTCTCGGCGGTCAGCAGATAGGTGGTCGACGAGAAGCGAAGCCGGCTGGCGCCAGAGTTGATGGCGGCCTGCAAGCCGATCGACACGTCTGATGCGATCCACCATTCCGGTGGTACGCCGGTCAGCGGTGTTTCGGAAAAGGTAAAGCGCCCAGAGCCGATCGTTTGAAGACAGCCGGCCAGGGGGGCGAGGAAGGCGCCGGGCAGCGTGACGTGGCAGTTGTTGGCGACCAGCGTCGCCCCTGGCAGCATGATAATCGGAGTCGTGAGCACGGTGTCGATTACGAAGGTGTAGGTCCCCGGCGGATAGACCCCCGGCGCATAGGTCTGCCCGCCGGCAATGACGCCCAGCAAATAGTTCTCGTTCGCCATGATCTGGGAGACGTCGGCGTCCGTGCCATTGACGATGTTCGGATAAGGAAGCGCGAGGGTCATGGGCCGAACACCACCGCTGTCGCTACCGCCGGATCGCCGTAGGTCCCGCCGACGTTGAAGGCCACCGAGAACCCGGTCGTCGCCATCGCGACTCCGTTGGCGATGCCGCTGGTCAGGAAGGTGCCGTTCGGAACCGTCGAGTTGGTCTGGCTGGAGATCACCGGCGCATAGCCCGACGTGATCGAGGACGTGAAGGTAATCGCGTAGGTGCCCAGCGCCGTGCGCGACACACCCGACACGTTGAAGGCCGCGACGATGGTACAGGCCCCGGCCCCGGACTGGCCCAGGAAGGACACCCAGGCCCGCGGCGTGAAGTTGTTCGAAATGTTGCTGGCCGCGGTAATCCGGCCATCCGCGCCGACGTTGATGTTGGCCGCGATATAGGTCCCAGCCGTGACCCCGCTGGCTGCGATGGTCGGGTTGGGATAGTAGCCCGTCAGCGAGCCGCTAGCCGGCGTCGCTACGGCGGTGGTGATCCGCCCGTCCGCGCCGATAACAAGCGACCCCGCATAGTAGGTCCCTGGCGTAACCCCGCTGGCGGCGATCGTCGGGTTGGGGTAGGTCCCCGCCAGCGAGCCCCCAGCCGCTTGATTGTTGGTCGCGGCGGTGATCCGCCCATCCGCGCCTATGTTCAGCCCCGGCAGATTATATAGCCCTGGCGTGACCCCAGTGGCGGCCATGCCTGGGTTCGGATAGGTCCCGGTCAGGACGCCGCCCGCCGCGCCACCCGGCGTTCCGGTCGTTGTGCCTGTCCCACCTTGCGCCTTGGACAGTGGCGTCGTCAGGCCGCTCAGCGACGTGATGTCGCTGTTGGCGCCGTTCTTGGCGAGGTTGTTGTTGCCGCAGCCCAGGATGTTGTTGAAGTCCGCCATCACCTGATTGGCGTCGGCGAGCGTCCCATTCTGGAGGACGTAGGGGTAGCCCGAACAGTTGGCGGCCAGGGCCGGCGCGGCGATCAGGGCCAGCAGCAGGGCTAAGGCGAGGCGCTTCATGGTCCTATTCCCGCTCCCTGGAGCTGATAACCGAGGGCTCTGTACTTCGCATAGGCGTTGCCGATGGCCTGCCCTGACGCCGAGGTCCCGGTGACCTCGAAGAACATTTGCTTCTCGACCAGCGGACCATGCCATGAAACCGGGTATTGGCAAAACGAGCCTGTCAGCGCGCCCCAATTAAAGCCGCCCCATTCAGCGGATCCCCAATCCCCGCCCGAGCCCGGTGGTGCACTGTAGTTGGCCCGGCCCCAAAGGAACTGGCCCCACTTCGTTGAGGGCACGTTCAGCCCTTGGACATAGGCCGTGTCCAGCGCGCCGCCCTGCTCGTTGTACGCCACCACCCGCACGATGTCCGCGCTGCTCAGCGCCATGGCCAGGGTGGTCTGGATGATCTGGTTCATCACCCCTTCGTTGTTGTCGGGCAGGAGCGTGGTGCTGTAGGTCCAGTTCAGCGGCTGACCGTTCTCGACATAGGTCGACGAGTTGAGCGGAACCGCGGTCGAGCCCCACAACATGCCGGCGATGCCGTACCCGGCGCCGATGAAGTCATAGAGGCCGCCGGGGTCGGTGTAGGCTTCGATCAGAGCGTAGGGAAACGAGTGCGGCCCGTTCCAGGCTTTCTCGTTGAAATCGTACCAGTATTCCTGTTCCGGCTGCGCGGCCGCGCCGATGTTCTTGGTAGTGATCCGATAGACGTTCTGCCCGAAGGCCGCGCACATGCGCGACGGGTTAATCGTGTTGATGAAAGGCAGGGACACCCCACGACCATTCACGCCGATGGGGTCTCCGAGCGTCGCAGCGAGGCTTAGAATGCGCAGGCCGTCCGTCGCCATGAAGGCCAGGCCGCTCGGCGTGGCGCAGATGGTGTTCGGCGCCAAAGTGCCAACCGAGCCGGTGATCACGTTGTCTGCCAGATTGTTGGTCGCCGCGTCGCCGGTAATTTGGGTCAGCGGCCCGCCGCCTTTGAAGACGATCAGGGCCTGGAGGATACCGCCGGTAACCTGGCTGGTCAGGGGTAGGCCAGACAGCGCGGTGATGCTTGTGCTGTCGCCGATCTGAAGCGCCTGGCTGGCGTTGGTGACCTGGGTGGGGTTCAGCGCATCAGAGTAGACAGCGTAGTTGCCGACGCCATACCAAGCGCGGCTATTGTACTGGCCGACACAGGTCGGCACGGCGAAGAGCGCGTTGCCGTTGGTGTTGCCTGCGCCCCACAGCGGCGCGGCCAGGGTGCCGCCGGTGATGGTCAGGGCGACGTTGGTGGCGGTCGCCGTGGCGTTGGCGGACATGGTGATCGTCCCGCCGCCACTGACGACCAGCGCCGCGGTTCCGCTCGATATGGCGTTGCCAGACATCGTGATCTGGCTGCTGCTGTCGACCGTCAGGATCACCGCGCCGATCGGCGGGCCGACGCCGTCCACCGTCATGCCGACCTGGAAGCCCGCGGTGCTGGGAATGCCGGTGACGATGGGCGACGTGGCCGTGTAGGTCCCGGTCGTGCTGACGTCGAAGGTTCCGTTCGTCGCGGACAGGACGGTCTCGTTGGCCGGGATGCCTGCGCCGGCGATGGCCTGCCCCGGCTGCACGCCGCTGGCGATGGGCGCGCTGTTGCCGCCAGGGGTCTGGATGCTCTGGATGATCGGCGAGCCGCTGGTCGTGTTGCCCTTCAGTGTCGTGCTGTTGAAGCTCGATATGTCGAACCAGCCGAAGTAGGGGCCGTTGCCGCCGGGGAAGCCGGGGTGGGTGACGATGATGCGGGCGTTGGTCACAGCCACGATCACCGGCGGAACCCAATCGCCGTTCGGCGAGATCGAGGCCGGGCAGTTGGCGGCGGTGACGCCGCTGATCGGAATGGCCGCTTGCAGGAACAGGTCGTAGCAGAAGGGCTCGTCGTAGCCTGGGAAGCGATCGGACGGGACCATGCCGTAGACCCGTGTGCCCTGGATCAGAATCGCGCTGGGGACGCCAGGGTCAGTGATGTTCGCGAAGTTGTAGGCGCTGACGGCGGCGGGCCGCGGCACAAAGACGTTCGGGGTTGAGGGCGCGGTGATCAGGTTGGCGAGGGACCGCATGGCGCCGGCAAAGGTGTTGGACCCGTCAATCGCGTCGCTGACGCCCTTCGGCCGGACAGTGATCGGCTTGCCAGGAATAGCCACTAGCCTAGCTCGCGCTCAAGGTAGCTGACGATCGCGCGAAACTCTTCCAGCGTGCCATTGTTCTTCAAATGGTTGGCTCGGTTCGAGATCACCTTGACGTTGCCCTTCACATAACCCCGCTCGGGGCTCAACCGATCCAACGAAGGCGACGTCCTATTATGCGACAGTCGCCGGCCCACGTCGCACTCTAACTTGATCCCGAGCACAGGGCAAAACTCGGGAATTTCGATATCCTCAATGTCCAGATCAAAAGGTAGCCCTTGCTCGTCCGCCCGCTTTTGAGCGCGGCTAAACATATGCCTGTGCACGTTGTTTTGAATGAACCGAAGTTGCGTATCAGCAAAGCGTTCCGGGTCCGAAGCCCTCATCTTAGCCGCCGACACCCTATTTATTCGGCGATACAGTTCTGGATTTTTAGCTTTC